CAGCCATGTGATCATCCTGTACGTTCCCTGCAAATACTGATGCTGAATGATTCGCAGGATCAAAATCAAAATTTATACTTTGTCTGACTGCACCAATGTCTACCGCCAATTCTCTTGAGTCTTCGCTAAGAGGTTGTAGTCTCCTTTTTGCTATACCTGCCGTTCGGACTGCTGACTTTAAAATCAAGTCGTTAGCATGTTTCTCAATTCGCCTGTCCACTTTATTTAGAGCAGACATAAGAGACTTTACCCCGTCCAGTTCAATTTTCATTCCCGCGCAATTACCAGTTTCAGCATTTTATTCAACTCGTCGGCAGGTTCAATTCCTTTTATCAGGAACGTGCCTGACTTGTATTTTACTTTCATGTCAAGGGTCGGAACGTGGTCTTTTGCCTGCCTGATCAAAACCTGATATGGTTGAACCAAGATCATTTTTCCTGCTTCAATTGTCTGCAAGCTTTTCAGCGCCTTCACTTCTGCCAGCGTCGAGAAAACAGGAACGTCCGTTGCTGTGTGCCCAGCTGCACCATCCGATACCCGGGACAGCCTTAGAAACTCTATCTTCTGTCTTAACTTTCCCGGATTCATCCCAACCATGATTTGCGTGAATGTGGCCTACAAGTCGCTTTCCAGTCGTTCGGCAAAGAAGAGCCGCCAATGGCTATTCCGTTTCTATTTTCAAAGTGATCAGAGGCAAGTTTTATGATCGCCAGCTGCAAGGAAAAAGGAACAACATCATAACCAGTTTTGTATTTCACAACTACCGGCGTTTCACTGTTAGCAGTAATGCTTAGGAAGTCTATTCCTTCAACAGTATGACTGGTAATGTCTTCATCGTCCTTATCCTGAACACTTACAATCTCTTTCACGGGACCATAAGGAAGTTCTTTTTCTGTCAAAGACTCCCACCTGGCGGTAATGTCAGAATCAATCAATGAAAGCCCTGTGTACTTTTCAACCTGTTCACGGGCTGCTGGAATAAAAACATTAAGCAAAGTAGCGTGGTCGTCGAAGTCAATTGAAAGGTGCTCTTGTAGCATTTCCAATGTGATCGGCTCCGATCCGGTTTCTTCTTTCTTAACGCTTAATTTCCGTGTAATCATTATTTAAATTCCTTTTCAGCTTTATTGGATGGTGTCGTTGGTAAAGCTTTGGTGGTAACCTCTTTTACGTACCCTTTACCAATCCAGCGATCCGCCTTTTCTACCGAAACACTAACTTCTTCACCAGTTTTGTGAATAATGCCTGTTTCGACATCCTGAATATTTTCTAAAATCTTAACCGTTTTCATATATAAACCTGTTTAGCAATCTTTTGAACCCATTTTTCGAACGCTTCAAGCTGTGGAATCGGGTCTAATTCTACCGCTCTGTCTTTGGCCTTTTTGCTCCAAACCGCGTATTGTTTCGGATCTGACAACACTTCGATCTGTTTAACCCATTCTTCAATATTTGCACGGTCTGCGTACAGTGCTGAATCTTTCAGGCTTTCTTTTAATCCGTGTGTTGGATTGGCTATAACCGGAATACCTGCGCTTGCTGCCTCAATTCCTATTTGCCCCCAACTTTCATAATCACTCGGAACAATTAAAATCCTTGTTTCTTTCAGCACTTTTTTAATGTCAGGTGCTTGTGGGATGTACTTAACATTTGACAAACTTTCGTCTTTGATCTGATCGTAATAGCCGCCTTCAACACCCATAAATTGCACGTCAGGCAATCTTTTAGCTAAATCAATTAACACTTGCCCCCCTTTATTCTCGTTCAGATTAACCAGGGTGACGTACTTGGCTTTACTTGCAGTCGGCTTTCCCGACATCAGGCTCTCGTACTCCCGGTAATCGACTGGTGGATAAAGAACAAATCCTTCTTGCTTGTAATTTAATTTCTCTTTTACCCACTCTGAATTGTAAACAATAAAGTTGTTGTCAATTCTGCATCTGACAGTTGGGTAATTGAAACTGTTATGCGCTATATGTATAATTTTTTTCTTATAATATCTTGCTTTGTTGAATGTGTCTGGAGTTTGTCCTAAGTGGGTGAAAACAACGTCTGATCTGCTTAGTACCTCATTTCTTGCGTCCTCTTTAAGAACTTTAACGCCGTCAATTACTTTGTCGGATAATCCGCAAACCACTGTAACATCGTGACCTTTTGTTACCAGAAACTTAGCCATTCTGTGGGCCATTGTTTCAGCACCGGCCATCTGCTCAGGAATGTAGCTATGAAGGTTAAAAAGGATATTCATTCGACTGGTATTCGGTTCATATTAACCTCGATTTAGCGGTATTCCATGCCTGTGTGTAATCTGCGTAACCTCCAATAATATCACTCTGGCTTGGTCTTTGAAAGGCGATCATTGGCCGTAGTACAAAGCACCGACGTACCGGCAGTGCATTAACCCTAAACCATTCATCGAATACTAACTGACCGTCCCAATTTTCTAAACACCAGCTTCTGAATGCTTTACTGAAAAGGACTGCGTGAGTGTTCCATCCGTTCTCAAGGATACTAAAATTTGCCCCGACGCGCTGGTTGTGGACACTTTGTAAATTGGATCCAAGCCACAAGCCATCATAGTTTGCCGGTAAATCATCAAGGATTACTGTATCAAATTGGCTTTCAAAATAAACATCATCCTCAAAGATCAGCAGGTTTTCAACATCCTTGTATTTCTCGAATATCGCCTGGATAGATTTGTTATAACCCATCCAACCCGGATCATCCACAATTGCGGAAAACCTTTCAAATTCAATGCCCTGACTGGCTATTTCGCTAGTCGCCTGAGCCAACCGGTCAGTCCTTGAATCTAAGTTGAGTAAAACCGCTGTGAATTGCATAAGAACAGGGAGAGCCGAAACCCTCCCTTCAAAAGTTATGAGCCTACCTCATTCAAGTTTACGTCACGGAAAGCGATACCCATGTAAACTGCAAGCAATTCTCGTGCTTCCAAACGAAGGGTTACTTTATTTTTCGTGAAGTTGTCAGCATCGTCATAAGAAATGTCAAACTGCAAGCCGTCTTTTACAATAAGCTCAGCCTTTGTCCAGTCACCTACAAGCGAGTGCCCTTGGCCGATTGCGCTGTTTTTGATGATTGGCGTGCCGTACAAACGAAGGAGATTATCGGCACCATAAACCAATCCAGGGTGATTAAATTCACCTGTGCTGGTTTTGTAGGACAATAAGTTAACGAAATCCATCGGGTGCATTACGATACCATTTGCATCAAAATTGTTGGTTTCGAGCTGAGCAATTGCGCCTACCAAATGCTGGAACACTGTAGATGTGGTTCCGTACGACTTAACGTAGTCGGTTGCATTTTTCAGAATACCGTCAAAATTGTTTCCTGTTCCATCACCGTTGATGATTTGATTATCTTCGAAGTCAAACCACTGTTCAGTGAGTTGATTTGCGATGAAGCTGGAAAGGCGTGGAATATCATCTATGCTTTGTTTTGTAACTCTGGTAAAAACAGCAATTGTTTTTAGAACCTGAGAAACCAATTGAAAGTCAAAATCCACTTGGGCTTTTGATTGACCTTCAGTTTGGAACGCAACAGTGCCTTCTCCGCCAATATGTTTCAGGTAATCAACTGTTGGTGAGGATGTAGATCCAACTGGGATCAAGCTACGCACGCGAACCTTTCTGAACGGATTGGCAATAATAGCCGGACGGATGTCGCGAGACGCATAACCTCCTGAGAGATTGGCGTTAGACATGTCACCCACGGCTTTTAAATGCATTGCTCCTTGGCCACTTTCAAGCTCAAAGCTTGTGTCGAACTTCATTTTCCTGGTTAGTCCTGTATTGACCAGCAACCCCTCCAGTTTCTTCTGAATAAGATCACGGTAATCGGCCTTTTCCTGTCCACCCATCAAAGCACCTTTAATGCCCGCTCCGTTTACTCGTGTTGCCAATTGTTGAACATCACCTTTCAATGCATTGATAACCTCAGAAAGCCCTTTAAATTGAGCTAAGTCATCTGGATTGATCGTTCCGTTATCTTTGAATTGGCCTTCAATTTTTGACAGCTTCGAATTGAAGTCATCGTTTAATCCTTTGATTTTGGCATCAACCTGTTCTCCAAGCTGCTTACCTAATTCCGCTACTTGCGCCTCATCCATGACCTAATGTCTGTTTAAAATTTTGATAGATTATTTCTGCAAAATCCACATCATTTTTTACTCCATCCGGTACAATGGTTTTACTCTCATGAGCATCCGGTTGTATGGTTTTAAAATAAGGTTGAAGTGATTTACAATATGCCTCAATTCGGGCGACTGTGTCTACCGAAAGTGTGCCGTTTTTTAATGCGTACTCCATTCTATCGAAGTATGCTTCAACATCATCAAGGGACTTAAATCCCATGATTGGAGTAAATTGATTTGCTCCGTGCCCATTTAAAGAAGAACCCTCGTAGAGTTTAATTTCTGTGAGCTTTGTGTGTCCCTCACTTTTCTCTTTTTTGATTGTCTTAAAACCAATAGAGTGTTCTGTAATAGCCTTTTTCTTAACTTTTTTATAGAAGTCTACCCCATCATTCCAATCTCCTATTTGAGATTCATAATAAAGTCCATAATCATCTTCCTTTAAAACGGTAAATACACCAATGAGCTTGGTGTTGTCGTGATCCATAAAGTGTTTGATACGACCAATTCCTTGCGGCCCCCATTCTGCTATCGTCCTCTTGAAAGCACCGGGCATTATCATGTCGCCATCCGAATCGATATTTCCAAAAGCAGAAAGATAGCCAGACACAATCCACTCGTCCGCATCCTTTACCTGCAATGTCTGGCTATTGCTTTTTTTGTATTCCATCCCCTCTATCCGTTCGCACATTCGCGAGGAACCCCGCGATCATAGCAAAAATAAAAAAACAAACCGTTATATCCTATACGTAACAAATATTTATTTTAAATATATTTTTTGGAGGTTTTTTTGTCAGAAAATGTTTTTTAGAATATACGTAATAAAATGGGGGTAAAGGGAGATGTTTCGTATCTTTGATGTAGACTAAATCGTAAATAAAATGACACGATACGAAAGCAGAGATTCGTTCTTAATGTTCCCTCCGGGGTCAGCAGAAGACGTTTTCGCCAGCGAAATCACAGGGCAATTGGAGAAGGAATTAAAAACGCCGATGGGGTACGGAATTCACTCAGACAAGTACGGCGCGACGTTCACTTTCTTGCTGGATAATTTTAGCCTAAGATATGAGCAGACTGTCAATATAAATGTTTTTAAAGAAGGGAGTTTGGTATCAAGTTTAAGAAGCCGATTTATAAGAAAAATAGCTGATACGTTCCTGAAAGAGGTTCCGGAATTGGCTCAAAACAAATCCTCGTAATCATCCGCCGGGAAATAAGCGAGAACACACCTGCAATTGATTATATTAGCAATCCCGCCCCTTGGATCGCCAGGGCGGGACATTTTCTTTCCTCCAACAACGAAGAACGCGTCCGGCTCAATAGGCTTTATAGGCACTTTGGCGTGTGAATCCCTGGTTCTTGAATCCAATGTATGCACCCATGATTTCAACAGTTTAATACCAGTTGCTGTCGTAAGTTCATCAGCTGATTCTTCCGCCGCAATATTGGCAATATTGGTCACCTCTGTACGAGCGATTGTCTCCGAACGCCTACGACTAAACGTCGGCATATCCTGACGAAGTCTTGCAGCGATTTTTCTGATTGAAACAAATTCCTGCTGGGCCTGGCCGATAGATTCCTTGATCTTCTTTTTGATCGTGTCAGTAACCGAAGTTACGCGGCTGGCAACGTCTTCACTGTTGACAATATTCTTTAATCTGGCAAGCCATTTAGGGTTAAAGAAGCCAAGATTGAAATTGGTATCAATGATTACTGGTGGCTTTGTTGGCCTGCGCCGGAAACGGTCGTCTTCTTCTTTCACATAGAAGTGTTTGGCACGCGGGATTCTCGTTTGTAGATCCGCTTCCGCCCACTGTTTTTGAAGATTGCCAACCTGGTAGTAAATGTCGTTATAGGCGTTTTTGATTAAATACTTTGGAAAGATAGTATCCAGATTAGCAAGTGTTGTTTCGGATCCACTTTTAATGAGTGAGGTGGTAATGACCTTAACCGATTCTTCAAGAGCAGCCAGCATGATATAATACGCCAAACGTTCCATTTTGGTGTTTTGCTTTGCGTATTTACGCCAGTAGGCTGCTTGTTGGTCTGGGGTCATGTAAATGCTAAGTATAGGGCCATTGCCAGAAAGACTATGGTAGAAATACTGCAAATTAAGACTAATACCATTGCAGCATATTCAAGATAGTAAAGAAACTTTTCCATGGTAGTTATTTTATCATTTCCTTAAATTCTCAATCCTTTTTCCTAAATCTTCAATAAATCCCATCACAAGAAACATCAGAAGATCTTTTCTCTCGGAATTGCTTTCCTTATGCTTATTGTATTCATCCAACTGAAAGTCAAGACTCCTTTCCAACTCAGAAATTGTACATGTTTCAACGAATGGCGCCAAATTTGATCCATCATCCCACCATGCAAAGTACTTGTCCTGATAACGCCCGTTTATAATTTGCTCTGGCTTTATGTGGTCTGGAATATCCATTGTAGTAAATGTAACGTCAAGGCGCTCACATTCCTTTGATATTCTAGGGTCATTAATAATATAACAACGAACCCCATCGACTACATCGCCAATAGTTGTAACTTCCAGCACATCATTAAATTCCCCCAAGATGAAGCCTACTATTTCTTCGCCCTCTCTTTTGATAAAATCCTTATGTATTTTTAGTATGGCCATGGCTAAAAATGAATTGATTGATTTACAGAAAATGCCTTATTGTTCTGAAATTCTCTACTAAACCCTATGTTACTTAAATAGCTTTGTTTTGCGACTATCAGGTCGCCGCCGATTAAAGGTATTCCGTGTTTACCAGCAAGAATCTCTTCTTTCTCAATCCGCAAAGCAACTTTGATTAATAATTCAATCGTAACTTTATCAATCAACTCTTCCGTAATTTCTTTACCTTCAAGCAATCTAATAACTTCCTCTCTGCTATCCACAAAGAAAGATTGAATCGCATCTGGATTGAGAGGAATACCGTGGACTAGATCGATAGCGTCTGCTAATGCATGGTAATTGCTTCTAATATCGCTCATAATAAATCACTTTTACCTCTCAACTGATTTCTTTTTGATCTTACATAAAGCTTTCTTAATCCTGACGCAATGGTCGGGTCCCGGTCCGCAAGGGGTGTGCCTTTCATTGACTCGCTGATCTTTTTCATTGTTTCCTTGCCCATGACCACTTCAGGGTCTTTGCCAAGGATTGTTTCCTCTCCATTATTGCTAGGACCTCCTTTTGTAAAGCTGCTGTATTCTACACTTTTCTTTGCCAGCATTTCATTGACTTGTTTAGTTAGAACCTTGTCAACGGCTTTAACTAAAACAGATGCAGCTAAAAGATTTATTTCTTCTGCCGTGTATTTGCTCATCTCAAAATACTTTTAATAGCCATGGCATCCCGACCTTATTGATTCGCTTCATATTATGCTTGATCCGTGGTAAAACAATCACAATCTATGCAATAAATCTCAACTGTGCCCTTACTTTGATTAACCTGATACAGAGTAGCCATTTCGCGGCAAGCTGCACATTCGTAAATTGTAGCACCTGGTTCGTAAAAAGTATCTGTTGTCAGCCATTCGCCTGATAGTAGGGATTTTCTTTCGTCTTCGGTCATGATCGGTTCATTTTGGCTGACTCATATTCATCTCAAATAATTTATTTGATTCCAATTTTCGCCACTCTTAATTCGATATATCTGCATTTCTGTAACCTTAAACATCTTAGCAATCATTATTACCCGGTTACTTGAA